ATCCAAAATGTTTCCCGATGGCGAGTGCAGGATTTTTTCAGAGACAGAAGGAAATTTATTGACTGGAATATTTTATGACAAGCAACAATGATGTACAACTTTGTACAGTACATGATTTATGTAACATGTTAAATGTAAACAATAGACGTGTTACACAGTTAGTTAAACAAAATATAATTATACGTGTTACCCATGGTAACTATGATCTGCATCAATCCATTAGAAACTATGTTGATTATCTAAAATCTAGGATTAACAATTCCCCTGATTTGGCAGATGAAAGAGAATTACTTACCCGCAGGAAACGGGAACTATTGGAATTTGATTTAGCAGTTAAACGTGGTGAATACATTACAATAGATGATGTACAAAAATCAGCATTTAATGATGGCAGAAAAGTTAGAGATAGTCTTTTAAACATACCAGCACGAATTTCTTCTAAACTATCTACGTTAGACGATACAAAAGATATACAGGATATATTAACAGATGAAATTGAATTATCTTTAGAGAGATTGGATGAACATATACAGTAAATATTTTTTTAAAGGATTGTCGTTAGACGAAAAACTAACATTATCTGAATGGTCAGATAAATACAGGTATCTATCATCTAAAAACAGTGCAGAACCGGGCAGATGGAGAACATCACGTGTACCATATCTACAAGAAATTATGGATGTACTTTCTGATGATGTAACAGAAAAAGTTGTTTTTATGAAAAGTGCACAAGTTGGTGCAACTGAAATCATGTGTAACATGGTTGGTTATGTAATACACCACAAGCCAGCACCAATGATGATTGTTGAGCCTAGTTTGGACATGACTAAACGATTATCTAGACAACGTATACAGACAATGATAGATGATTCCCCCGCATTAGAAGAACGTGTTAAACCAAACCGGGAAAGAGATAGTGGGAATACCATAACATTAAAAGAATTTCCGGGTGGTGTGCTTGTCATGACAGGTGCCAACAGTGCTTCATCACTACGATCAATGCCTGTTAAGTATTTAATGATGGATGAAATAGATTCTTATCCCCTTGATCTTGACAGTGAGGGGAACCCCCTTGAAATAGCAATAAAAAGAACACAAACATTTAGAAATAGGAAAATCTTTTTAGCTAGTACTCCAACAGTTAGAAATTTTAGTCATATTGAGTTAGAATATGAAAACAGTGATCAACGTACATACTATGTACCATGTCCCCACTGCAACACACAACAGATTTTGAAATGGTCAAATGTCACTTTTGATAAAGATAATCCGTTAGACGTAACATATAGATGTGAAGATTGTGGTGTTTTGATCGATGAAAAATATAAATTACAAATGATTGATCAGGGTGAATGGATAGCTACAAAAAAACATCCCGTTAAAGGGTATCACATCAATGCTTTATACTCACCTTTTACAACATGGATTAATATTGTTGCAGAATTTTTAAAAGCTAAGAATGATTCTAATTTATTAAAAACATGGGTTAATACTGTATTGGGTGAAACATGGGAATATCAAAGTGAAAAAGTTGATTCTAACGTACTTTTATCTAGTAGAGAAGATTTATCTGTACTCCCCCCTGAAATATTATTACTAACTGCCGGGGTTGATGTACAGAAAGATAGATTAGAAGTATCAACCATTGGTTGGGGTGTTGGGCAAGAATCATGGGTAATAGATCATACTGTGTTGTATGGTGCAACGTTAGATGAAACTGTTTGGAATGATTTAGATAATTATTTTTTGAAAACATGGGAAGATATACACGGTAACCCATTATCACTAGTGGCTACAACAATAGATACAGGGTATAATGCAGATCAGGTTTATAAATTTATTGCTAATAGACAGGGAAGACGGATTTGGGCAATTAAAGGTAAATCATACAACAATAACCCCAACATAATAACGGCAACATCAAAAGTTTATCATAGTAAAATTAACCTGTTTGCGCTAAACACAAATGCATTAAAAGACAATTTGTTTAATCGTTTATCGTTAGACGATACAAGAATACATTTTTCTAATACATTAAATGATGAATATTTTCTCCAATTAACAAGTGAAGTTGTTTATACAAAATATAGACGGGGTTTCCCGTATCGGGAATATCAGAAAATTAGGGAGAGAAACGAAGCATTAGACTGCTGGTTATACGCATATAGTGCAATGTTGATATTAAACCCGGCATGGGATGTATTACACCATAAAAAAAATGAAAAAAAATTAGAAAAAAATTTGTGTTCAGATGAAAAAAAAGACAATAGTATAAGTAGTGTATCGTCTAACGATACTAAAATAAGAAAAAGGGTTACCCCTGTTAGCAGGAAAAATTGGGCTACACAATGGTAGATAACATAATAGTAGGTGATACATTATCAATCACTAAAAATTACACATCGGGGTATGATCTGGAATTGATCATAATCAATGATGTCAATGTATATACATGTGATGCAGTAGAAGATGAAGGTGTGTATACATTTACAATCCCTGCAACATCAACAGGATTATATACACATGGTGAATATAGTTATTTCATTAGAGCAACGTTAGATGCTACAGTAACTACCATAGAACGTGGTAATGTTACTATATCCCCCGGATTATATACACCAACAGATAGACGATCACACGTTAAAATTGTATTAGATAATATTAATGCGAAACTTGAAGGCAGATCATTAGATGGTGAACAGGAATATAGTATTGCAGGTCGATCGATTAAAAAGATTCCTATTCCTGAATTATTACAGTTAAGGGATCGATATCTTAATGCATATCGTATTGAATTACAAAAAGAAAAGTTAAAAAATGGTGAATCTATCACAAATAATATATTAGTGAGATTTAATTGATGAAATTAAGAAATTTATTTACTACAAATAAAAATAAAAATATTGAACCTGTTAAAAAACAACGTGTATTTACCCGTAATTATGATGGTGCTGTTATTAATAGGTTAGTCAATGATTGGATAACAGGCACACAAAAGACAGAAGATGAAATTTTAAAATCTCAATTACGGACATTACAACAGAGATCAAGAGATTTAGCACGAAACAATTCATACATGAAAAAATATGTTAAAGTTGTTTCGTCTAACGTTATTGGTGATACTGGTGTGTTGCTGCAGAATCGTGCAAAAGACCCATCAGGAAAATTAGACATATTAGCTAATAGAATGATAGAAGATGCTTGGTATGTGTGGGGGAAAAGGGGGAATTGTGATGTTACTACTCAACTATCATGGTTAGACATACAACGATTAGTGATGGAAACAGTGGTCAGGGATGGTGAATGTTTTGTTAGAATTGTTAGAGGATATGATAATAAATATAATTTTGCACTCCAAATAATAGAATCAGACTATGTTGAAGTTACATATAAAGAAGAAAAATTTGGAAATGGAAATATAAAAAGAAATGGAATTGAATATAACCAGTGGGGAAAACCGATTGCATATTATATAGATGAATATGAAGGGCAAGTTAAAACCAAAACAACAACAATCCCTGCAAGTGACATAATACATATATATTATAAGGAAAGAAGTACACAAAATCGTGGTATCCCATGGATAACCCCCGTTATACGGAATTTAAGAGATTTAAAAGGTTTTGTCGATGCAGAAATTATAGCATCACGTGTTGGTGCATCACAGATGGGTATAATCACATCCCCCCCTGATGGAGAGTATACCGGGAATGATGTTGATACACCAGTACTAGATGTTGAACCGGGATCATTCAAAAATTTACCATCGGGATATGATTTTAAAATGTTTGATCCAAAACACCCAAATACTAACACCAGTGATTTTATAAAAGCAATTTTAAGATCAATATCTGCAGGTATAGGTATTTCATATAACGTTCTATCTAGTGATTTAGAATCTGTTAATTATTCCAGCTTAAGGCAGGGAGCGTTAGAAGATAGAGATAATTATAAAACATGGCAACAATGGTTAATAGATAATTTCATCAATCCTGTGTTTGAATCTTGGTTAGAGATTGCATTATTAATGCAACATATAACATTACCAATCATAAAATATGATAAATTCAACAATCCATTCTGGTTAGCGAAACGTTGGGCTTGGGTTGATCCGAAGAAAGACATTGAATCAGCTATTTTGGCAATTGATAACAAATTAATATCTAGATCAGATGTATGTGCTAACAGTGGCTATTCTTTTGAAGAAATTGTAGAAAAATTAGCAGAAGAAGAAGATTTAATAAAAAAATATCAAGATACAGATGAAAAAAAGACAATAATTACTATAGAAGGAAAAGATGATGGATCAGAAAATTAAAGAACTTATAAAAAATGAAGGTTATCGAACTTTCCAAATTGACAATGAAGTTAATGAAGAAGATAGAACAGTACAACTATCATTTTCTTCCGAAATAGCAGTTGATCGTGGTGGGTATGTAGAAATTTTATCACATGACACTAGATCAATTGATTTAGAATTACTAAAGAATGATGCACCACTGTTATTACAACATGATCCCAATAAACAAATTGGTGTAGTTGTTTCATCTAACGTTGAAGGTAAAAGGGGAAAATCGTTGGTTCGATTTTCTAAATCTAGTTTGGGTGAAGAAATATATCAGGATGTGAAAGATGGGATTAGAAAAAATGTATCAGTTGGTTATCAAGTTATAGACGCAAAAATGATTGATCAAAAAGGGAAAGATGAAAAACCAAAAATTTTAATCAATAGATGGAAACCATTTGAACTATCCATTGTATCAATCCCAGCCGATCAATCAATTGGTGTTGGAAGAAAAAAAGAAGAAATTTCTGAACCAATACCGTTAGACGAATCTTTAAAAACTAAAGACGAATCTTTAAAAACTAAAGACGAATCTAATTAAAGAGGAAATAAGAATGGAAGACAAAGACATTAAAAAATTACAGGATGATGCAGTTAAAACTGAACAGAAAAGATCAAGTGAAATAATTGCAATTGCTGATCAGTTTGGTGTTGCACGTAACGTAGTTAGTGAGCATCTAGAATCAGGTAAAACAGTTGATGAGTTTAGAGCACATGTTTTAAACGAATTAAAAAATCAGAAACCTGTTGCAACTAATTCTGAGCTTGGCATGAGTAAAAAAGAAGTAAAAGAGTATTCGCTCACACGTGCTATTAATGCTGCAACTGATGGTCGATGGGATAGAGCACCTTTCGAGCAGGAAGTTAATCGTGCAATCGAAGATAAGTACAAAAAAAAAGCAAAAGGTTTTTATGTACCTTTCGACAGAATCAGGTGATTTGGTAAAAACAGAACTTCTTGGTGGTTCTTTTATAGAACAACTTTACGCAAAAAGCGTTATACGCAATCTCGGAGCACAATTTTTAGAAGGTATCGTTGGTAACATCGATATCCCTAGAATGTCAGGTGGTGCAACTGTGTACTGGCAGTCGGCAGAAAATACTGCTGTTACAGAATCAACACCAACTTTTGATACTGTATCATTATCACCTAAATCAATGGGTGCTATTGTTGATATCTCTAAACTGTTACTTAATCAATCAGCGGTGAGTGTAGAACAGTTAATAATTAATGATATCACTAGAGCAATAGCAGTTGGATTAGATACAGTTGCAGTTAATGGTGATTCTGCATCAGATCAACCAGTTGGTATTTTACATCTTGCGGTTAATAATATAACTGCAACATCAACTGGTTTAACTTATGAAGATATAGTTAAATTTGAAACAGAAGTTGCAACTGACAATGCAGATATTGGAGCTTTAGCATATCTTACTAATGCAAAAGTTAGAGGATACTTAAAATCTAATGCTGTTAACTCTACATATGGTGATGCCATGATGTGGAAACTTGGTGCTAATGGTGAAGGTACATTAAATGGATATCGTGCAGTTGCATCTAACGTTGTACCAGCAACCCTTGGTGGTGGAACTGATAACGGTATGGTTTTTGGTAACTGGAATGATCTGATTGTGGCTATTTTTGCACCCGGTCTTGATCTGATGGTTGATCCATACACTAACGCTAAAAAACGATTAGTAAGTGTTATTGCATACATGGATGTTGACCTTGGCGTAAGACATCTTAACTCTTTTGCTAAATGCGATGATATTTCGGTTTAAGGGATAACTAATCATGTTAAGTTGTATAAATAATGATTTAGATATATTTTTAAAAGATTTTGGTACTACTGTTTCATATAACGATACTGAAATACTTGGTATATTTGATGATTCATATACAACTATTAACATGACGGGACAAGTTGAAATGACTTCCCCGGCAATTATGGTTAAATCATCAGATGTTGATGGTATAACACACGGGGAAGTTATATCAATTAACAGTACAGATTATTATGTAACATCTATTCAACCAAATGGATCAGGTTTTGTATCATTAGAGTTATCAAAAGAGTATAGATAATGAGAGATAATATAATTACATCATTACAATCAATTTTAGAAACTAGTACGGGGTTAATAACTGTACATGATTGGAAAGTTGATAAATATAAAAGGCGTGATCTACCTGCAATTAACTTAAAAGATATCAGTGACAATTTTCAAGAAGATTATGCAGGTATAATAGATCACAATTTACAGATAGAAATTATATTATCATCTACTAATTCTACGGATCATAGATTATATATACAAAAAATATATAAATCACTTGGTGATAATCCATCACTTAATGGATATGTAGATAGTATCGATTATAATGGTGATGAAACAGATATTGATCAAGAGGAACATATAATAATTGAAACTGTTACAGGAATAAAGTCGGACAATATAGTCTGGGTAGCACCCGTTCCAGCAAGTTATGACAAGTTCGTAGAGTTCGGTGTAAGAGCAACAGGACAAGACACAGATGAGGTAACTTTTGAAGCAGACGCAACCCCAGATGCAACTATAAATGT